CTTTACGAGCCATTTATTTATTATTGTCAAATTTAATGAATTTATATATAGTAAAAGAGATAGCTAGTATTAGAGATACTAGAGTTAATATTTCATTACAATCAGTGATACTGAAACCGATTGCTGAACCGTTAGCTATTCCTACCTGTAGTGTGTCTTTTAAGTCGTTCATTGCTATTGTTTTGTGGCTTTTTATCCAAGTAGGATTTTAGCTTTGTTATGTTCTTTGTTTTTGGTTTATAGTGTTTTCTCATTAATAGTCGCTTGCATTTAAAAAGTTTCTCAACGTCAATTCAGTTCCTTGTCTAGGCTTTTCTAAATTCATACCTGTATAATAGTTGTCAACTGAAGGGTCAACATCTGCACCTGAATTTGTTGAGTATTCAGGGAAATTACTTGTGTTATTCCTTATGTAATCAATTAACCTTTCCCGATAATAACTAGCTGTATTCATTATTTCTTCTCTAAAGTGTTGTGCTTCCTCTGTACTTAAAGCCGTTCCCGTTTCTGATGTCTTAGAATAGATATTGCCATTTTCTACCTTAAAACGTAAGTAAGGGATAGCATGATATAAGCTATACTGTGGGAGCATATCGCCTATGTATTCATCTAATAATGTTTTATAATTCTCATTTCCAACATTACCAACTGTTCCTGCTGTTATTAAGTCTTTTAATTTTTGAGTAAGGTCTGTTCCTAATGCAGTTTCAACATATAGTTTCTGCGCTTCTTTTACAAAAGGAAGTAATAAATCAACATCGACATTAAGGTTCAATGCCGTAGAATCTTTTAATTTGCTCTCTGATATGAATAGTACGTATGCCATAATTATCTTGGTTCTAAAAATCCTTCGTTTTTCATTGTCTTAGGTGCTCTAGCAACTAAGTTGTCATTTCTTTTAATTGCAAACCCTTCGCTTCTTGCTTTTGTAGCAGTTACAATTTTATCTGTTGTTATATTGTCAGGATAAACAACAAACCCCTCATCAGATGCAGGTGCTTTAAATATCCTACGCTTCCAATAATGGTGGCAGTTTCCTCCGCCTTTGTACAACCATATTGAATAGGTGGCTGCACCACGAGGTCCCCATCCTGCATTAACAGGTATATTTGACATTCTTAGAATATCCTCTTTTCTATACATCTTTTTTGACTTCATCATTAATGAGCAAAAATCTCTTGTTTTTCCCTCTTGTTCTAAAGCATTATTTTTAGTATAAATGTACCTAACTTTAAAAAACGCATTACCCTTTTTATTTAATCCATCTTGCTCACTTCTGATGTTAGGATTTGCCCTACCTGTTGAAACAAAATCAAACTTTTCACTCGCTACTTTGTTTAACTCAGATTCAAAGTCAAAATCTTGATGTTCTCCGTCTACAATTTCATCATCTATCATTTCCCAATCTTTAGGAATCTCTTCACCGAATTCAGCTATAAATTTAGAAAGTTCAGTAGCTTCTTCATGTCCTTCGCATGCCATATATACAGTTTTGCCCTCTAGCTCATGTTCGTGATAACCTTTACAGCCTTTTGTTTTTGCATGTGCTTCTGCTTCTTCTATTGTACTAAAAACAGGCTCACCATCAATCATTCCAACTTTAGCAAATTTTACCTCTTGTTCTACTGTTTCTTCATTTTCATCTAAAGGTGCTAACCCAATATCTTCACGTATTTCGTCTTGTGTCATAACCTCTCTTATAGTCTTACTATCAAATTGTACTGTAATAGGCTTTAACTGAACAAATTCAACAGGTAAATCCATGTTATTTACATCAAATATTGTATGTAATGTATCTAAGATATTTATTTGGAATGGGCGAACAACAGTATTCAAATAGAAATTTGCAGCGTTTATAAGCTCGTCTGTATTACTTGAGAACCCATTAGTGCTATCAATGCCCATAAGTGTCTTAGACGTCACCCTATGGCCTGTGAGTATGTTTTGAACAAGCAGTTCTTGTAGGGCTAAATATTGTTTATCTAAATCTGCTGTATTTAAAGGTGTTATTTCAGGTGCACGATTTCGGTCATCTGAGAAACAAAGCACAAAACGTCCTGCGGCTTTACTTCCAGTAAATTTATCTGCTAAACTTTGTTCTATCTGTCTACGTTCTTCTGCTGATGGTGTACCATTATTGAAGCTAAATAGGTAAGACCCACTGAAAGAATTGGAGATGTTATTTAGGTGAAACTCCGCCACCTTCTGGTCAACTAAAGCCCAATTACAAGCAGCTAGATAGTCAGGTGTGTGGTATATGTCCATATTCGGTGAATATGCACCTGTATATAACAATTGACTGCCTGCTGTTCTATCATTAGTATTAAAGGCTGCAATTGGGTAAGGTTTATGTGTTCTAACATTGCTCCAATCTGCACTAATATAGTAAGTATCAACTTTGCCCATCACGTTTGGTCTTCCTGCTCTTACCCTTTCTACAGGGACGTGGTAGATTTCAGCGATTTCTGTTCGTTCTCTATTCCAAACAATGTGTAATGCGTAAGCACCTTGCAACTTAAAATCAAATGCAACTTTTTTAATTACTTGATGTAATGATTCTTTAGAGTTCGCATGACGCATGAACTTCTTTAGTTTAACGTAAGCATCTAAATTTACATCTTCGTCAACTGCAATTAAATCTTCACCTGCAATCATTTCTGCTGTTCCAT